GCCCTTATTGGGCGATTTCACAACAAAACAACATGGCAAGCCAGCCGGATGGGGTCAAGCCCATTCGGCTGGCTTGCTTTATGCGCCGTCAAGCGGACAGGAGCTCTTTCTCAAAGAGCATGGCCGCCGATTTCCACCCCAGCAGCTTGCGGGGGTAGTTGTTCACCCACCTCTCTGCCGCCCTCACCTCCTCCGGCTTTACGGTGTCAAAGCTGGTGCCCTTTGGGAAAAACCGTCTAATCAGTCTGTTCATGTTCTCATTGGACCCCCGCTCAAAGGCGCTGTATGGGTGGCAGAAAAACACAATGGTCCGCTTTCCCTTGCGCCGGTGGGCGACCTCGATGCCCTCGAAGTCTTGAAACTCACAGCCATTGTCCACCGTGATGCTCTTGAACAGCTTATAGAACAGCTTGCCAAAACGGCGCTCCAGGCTGTTGATGGCCTTGACTACGCTGGCCGCCGTGTGGTCCTCCAGCAGCATCACAATGCCCATACGGGTCCGGCGCTCGGTGAGGACCAGGAGGGCTTTTTTGGAGCCCTTGCACCCCATGATACTGTCCATTTCCCAATGCCCAAAACTGCCCCGGCCCTTGACCTCCTGGGGGCGGTTTTCAATGCTCTTGCCGTTGGAGCTCCGGGCGGCCTGCCGCTTGCTCTTGGCGGCGTAGTGGCGGCGGCCCTTGTTGTGCAGGTGCTCCGGGGTGAGGTGGAGGAACACATCCCCACGGTAGATGTAATTATAGAGCGTGTTCTCACATATCACGGTGTCATAGACTTCCCCGTTGTTTCGGATTTCCGCAAGGGCGGCTCCGGGGGCAAAGCCCTGGACCATGACCAGTTCCTCCAGCCGCCGGGCCAGGGCGTGGTCCTTGCCAATCTTGAGGTCCCGGCCCTTGTCCTTGAGGAAGTCCCTATATTTCCGCTCCGCCACCTCCGGGCAGTAAACCTCAATAAACTCATATTCGGAGGTCTGCTGGACACAGAGGCCCCGGTTGATTTCATAGTAGATGGACCGCTCACATTTGCCCAGAGCGCTGGCAATGGCGGCCTTGGTAAATCCTTTTTTGAGCATCCGCTCAAGGGTCAAGCGTTGGTCCCAGGTGAAATGCTTGGCGTCCTTGTGGTTCATGCTGCACCTCCAGAAATAAGAAAAGCGGGGCGTTTCCGCCCCGCTCCGATCTGCCGTTTATGCCGCCGTGTACTGCTCCAGCAGCTTGACCGTTTCCTCATCCGTCAAGATGTCCCCCAGCTTGCAGTCAAGGGCAAGACAGAGTTTCAAGAGCGTGGCCAGCTTGGCTCCGTTGAGGTCCTTGGCCCCCTGCTCATAGCATTGGAGCGTCCGCACATTTAGGCCGGTAGCGCTGGCCAGTTGGGATTGAGAGAGCCCGGCATCCAGGCGGGCATTTTGCAGTTTGCTGTTTTTCTTGGTGTCCATCACGCTCACCTCCGTTGTGCCCTCATTATACTACTTTAGTTGTATAGTGTCAAGAAAAAAATTGAGGCCCGGATTGTTCCGGGCCCCTGTTTATTCATCGGCCTTGTGCTGTCTCAGTCGGTCTGCCAGCTCCGCAAGGATGGCCACATCCCGCTCATCCAGGCCGGTCACATTCACGGTGTTCAAGGGCTCCACGCCCAGCAGGTAGTCCGTGGACACAGAGAACAGCCGGGCCAGGTCCACCAGGGATGCCGGGGACGGTGTAGAAAGTCCCTGCTCCCAGGAGTTGACGCCGTTCCTGGTTATACTCAGCCGCCGGGCAAGGTCTGCTTGGGTCCAGCCCCGTGCCTGCCGGAGTTCTTTTATTCGTTCTGCTATCACCAGCATCACCTCCACAATGTAAATTATAGTGTGCCTGTTTGACTTGTCATTGTCACTTTAGGCTCCAATACTTGACACGGTGGCGGTGAAACCGTACAATGGAGGTGCAAAGGAGGCGGTGCCATTGTTCACGGAGGATGAAAAGCGTTTCTTTGATGCGCTTGAGGCCGCCCTGGTGGCGGCCAGAAAGAGCCCGGCGGTGAATATCACCCGCATGGCAGACAAGGCGCTTTCCGTGCGTTCTCGACACGGCTATTTAGGTAAAATCAAGTTGCAGGGCCGGAAAACATGGATGCAGTACATGACCAGCCTTTACAACGTAGAGGTGGCGGAAAACCGCCCGCTTGAGGAATACATCCAGCTCCTCAAGTATTGGGTGCGGGCCGCTTGAACAGGAGGGCATTGAGATGTTTGGCAGAAAGAAAAAGGACCTCCCGGCGGGGGCCCGCATGATGCACTATGAGGGCCTGCGGGGCTTTTCCCAGGACGGCCCCTGTTTCATGGAGCGGACGGAGGCGGGGCTGGTGTTCCGGCAGACAAACGGCCCGGCGGCCACCCTCCCGCTGGAAAAGGTGACAGGCCTGGAGATGATGCCGGAGCGCAATTTCATGGCCCGGTATCACGGCACGGCGGCCACCACGGCCTATGGCAAGGCGGTCAAGTGGTTTGCCGTGTTCCACTATACCACCCAGGAGGGGGAGCGGATGCTGGCGCTCTGGTACACAGAGCCCAAAACCGGCAGCGTCCTCCGGGAGCTGGCCGCCCAGATCGGAGCGGCCACCCAGGACTACACTCTGTAAAAGAGCATAAAAAAAGAGCCGGAGAGGTGTGACCCTCTCCGGCTCTCTTGCGTTATTCGGTCTTTTTCTGGTCAAGCTGGGCAATGGCCTCTTTCAGTTTATCAAAGCCAAACATGGCGGCGTATGCCACGAAAAAGCCCAGGACCACAGCGCCCACCACCGTGTACCAGACGATGGCCACGCCCTTGATTTCACAGTAGGCGAAAAAGGCCGCCAGGGTGAGGGTCATGGCGATGAGCACCGCCAGGATGTTGGTGGGCAGCTTGTCCCAGGTGAGCTTTTTGAGCACCTGCACCACAATGTTGGTGACAATCACAAGGACACCCACGATGCTGAGAATGACGGACCAGTCAAAAATGCTTTCCATGATTTTATCCTCCCTTTTCTATGTTACCCCACAAGGGTGAGGTCCTTGCTGTTGACGGCGGCGGTCACCACGCCATTCTGGCCGATGACCACCCGGTCACCGTCCACCTGGATGACGGTGTAAGTGTTGGTGTAGACGAAAGAGGCCAGGCCGCCGCCGGTGTAGGTCTTGGCCCCCTTGTTGACCTTGACCTTGGAGCCCACGGTGATGCCGCCCTCCACCTGGATGTCAGCGGCGTCCACCCAGCCGTAGACGGTGGAGCCGCCGCCGGGCACCTTGATGAGGTGGTAGGGGTGCTTGGCGTTCCCGGCCATGGCGGTGACCTTGGCCTTGCCAGGCTTGCAGGCGGAGCCGTTGAGGGCGTTGGAGCTCACATAATGCTTGTTGCCAGTAAAGGTCACGGTGTCGCCCACACAGGCCCCCACGGTGCCCTCAGAGGGCTTGCTGGGCTGGGTGGTGCCCTGGGACCCGCCGCCGGTAGAGGCCCCGGTGTAGTCCACATAGGGCAGCTTGCCGTGCTTGGTCCACCGGCGGGTGTTGTAGCCCGCCTTGGAGCCGATGTTGCCCACGGCGGTGATTTGCACCTTGTTCTCCCACTTGGGGCTGCACTCCACCGCCAGGCCGTCCCCGATGTAGATGCCGATGTGCCCGGACATCCAGACGGCCTCACCGATGACCATATCATCCCAGCCGGTGGTGCTCACCCCGGTGCATTTGGTAATCATGGTATCAGCGCCGATGTCCGGCACCCCGTTGATGGCGTAGCCCGCCCCGCCGTAGGTCCGGGAGGCGTCCCCGTCCCAGCCCCAGAGGATGCCCTTGATGAGGCACACGCAGTCAAAGCCGAAAACAGGCGGGCTCTGGTTGGCCGCCGCCTTAATCATGGCGGTGCGGGTGGCGTTCTTGTTGTAGGAGTGGTTGTTGCAGTAGCGGCTCACATTGGAGCCGGTGAGGGGGGCCCCAAAGCACCCCATCACATACAAGGTCTTGTAGTTCTTGGCGATGTCCACGGCCTTGTCCACAAAGACCTTGGCGGTCATTTTACTCATTGAAAACGCTCCTTTACTCAGTCTTTCAGCACGATTTCCGCCACACGGACAGCGACATCCGCCCCGTACTTGTCCGCAAACTGCTTGAGAAACCGCTGGGCATATTTGGCCCGGTTTTCGTTTTTGGCTTTCCAGAAATAGAAACCGCCCCAGGCCCCGTTGGTCAAAAGGGAGGCCCCAGCCAGGCCCGCCAGGGCCGTGACATCAAAGCCCAGGTAATTGGTGACGATGGTGGCCACGCACAGCAGAACGGAAATGGTCACATGGGCCCAGAGCAGCTTTTTTGAGGTGTCTATTTTTCATGCCCTCCTCTCCAGTCCCGCCAGAGGATTTCCACCATGCCCAGCAGGGCAAGGAAAAACAGCCGCATGGCGGGCCTCAATAAATGGCCTTGACGCCCTGCTCGGTCAAAAAATCCTTTTGGGCATGTTTGACTTTGCGGGCGTATTCAAGGGCGGCGTGCATGTCCCCGTTGCAATGGGCATCCGGGATGCGCTGGACGGCCACGGCGGTGGCCTCAGCCAGCGCCAGGGCCGCCCTGGTGTTCTGTATCAGCAGGACCTCATTTTGCTCACGGGCGGCCTCCCGTGCATCCTGGACGGCCTCCCGCTTGCTGATACGCCGCTGGAGCAGCCAAAGCCCCAGGGAGGTGATGGCCGTGGGGATGCCCAGCAGGGTGAGCAGGCCCCCCACGGAAAGCTCAATAACCATTGGCTCCGCCCTCCCTTACTCGCTGGCCTCGGTCCAGCCGTAGACGCCGGGCTCCCAGACATTGCCGTCCAGATCGGAGGTCCAATGCTTGCCGTTGTGGCTCACCTTGGCCCCGGCGGCATAGGCGTCATGGGCTCCCAAAGGCTGGGACCATTCCGGCCATTCCTCTGCCGGGTCGCTGGTGATGGACCAGAGGGAGGCGGCGTTGGGCGGCTCCCAGCCGGTCTGGGAGGTGTGGGCCTGCACACAACGGTAGAGCTTGCCGCCGTACTGCCGGAGCTGGCCCACTGTGTAGTTGACATTGGCCGCCCATTCCGCAAAGAGCAGGGATTGCTCAGAGGCAGTCACGGCGTCAATGGTCCCGGCCTCCGCCAGCACCACAAAGGCGATGGCGGCGGCGTCCCGCTGCTGCTGTGCGTAGAGCTGGGCTTCATGCAGCGCTTTGAGGCTGGTGGTCTTTTTCTTAACTGCCATTACTGAAAAGCACCTCCAATGCTGGTGATGTAGCCGCCGGTGTTGCTGGTCCCCCGGCCCACATTGACCTTGAAGTTAAAGGCAAAGCCGTTGGCGGCGGTCTGGTTGGTGAAAACATGGTTGTTGCCGTTCTTCACATCCTGGGTGGCGTCCTCCCAGACGGGCTCCGTGTCGTTGGCGTTGTTGGTCACCAGGACCTCCAGGTCAGCATCCGCCGGGATGGAGCCCAGCACATTGAGCACCATGACCGTGATGGTGTCATCGGCGTCCATGGGCTCCGCCAGAGTGATGGAGGCCTCATAGACGGCCTTGGTAAAGGTCACGGTGTAGGGGGTGCTGTCCGCCTTGGTGTCATTGGCTACCACCTTGATGGTGTGGGCCCCGTTGAGGACTTTCTGCCAGTTGGCGGCGGTGACACACTGGACCGTGTTGCTCTGCCCCAGGGTGGCGGTGTAGGTCCGCTTGAGCACATTGTCCAGGTACTCTTTCACCGTCACGGTGTCGCTGTCAGCGTCCGTCACCGTGTAGGTCAGGTCAAAGCCGTCCTCCTTGGTCCCCAGATCGGTGCCGGAGGTCGTGGAGCTGGTGATGACCGGGATGGCGTTGTTGTCCACCGTCCGGGTTTCGCTGGTCACATAGGTGCTGGTGGCGTTGTAGCTGTCATAGGAGCGTACACGGTAGGCCACGGTGTTCCACCCGGCGGTGATGGTGTCGGTGTAGGCCAGGGCGGAGCCCTTATAGATTTGGGTCCAGGAGCCGCCGTCCACCTGCCGCTCCAGCTCATAGCCGCTGAGGTTGCCGTCACTGTCAGAGGCGGCGGTCCAGGAAATGGCCAGGTTGCCGCCGCCACGGACCACGGCGGGGACGGTCAGACTGCCGGGAGCACCGGGGGCCCGGTTGTTGGTCACCGTCACCGTGCTGCTGGTTTTCCAGCCGCTCTCAAGTCCGGCGGCGTCATAGGCCTTGACCCGGTAGGCCACGGTGTTGGTGCCAAAGGCCACGGTGTTGGTGGTGCTGGTGGCGGTGCCCTGGTAGATTTGGGACCAGGAGCCCCCGTCCACCTGGCGCTCGACAATGTAGCCCTCAAGGTTGCCCTCTGCATCCGTGGAGGTGCCCCAGCTCACGGTGATGGTGCTGCCGCCGTCAATACTGCTGGGGACGGAGATGCTGGCGGGCGTAGAGGGGGCGGTGTTCTGAAACACAGAGCCGTCATCGCTCACATAGAGGGAGGAGGGGAGAGTGAAAGCGGGGCGGGACCCGCCGGAGAGGCTGCAGCCGCCGCTGTAGATACCGCCATCGGAGAACAGCCACCAGACGCCGTAGGCGCTGCTCGTGTACGGGGAGCGGGTCCATTGTGTGGTGGCGCTCCCGTTGCGGTAGGCAATCCGCAGGGTGGACGCAATGGGCAGGGCGGAGCCCTCCGTGTTGGCATAGGAGTGGGACTGCCCCAGCTCGGTGAGGGACAGGGCAAAGATGGCCCGCTCCAGGGTGCCCACCGTGTTGTTGCCGTTGCCGGGGGTGTAGCGGATTTTGGTGGTGCCGATGAGGGAGCGGATGTCGGCGTCCAGCATGTTTTTGTAGGTGCTGTTAAACCAGCTATCCAGGTCGCTGCTGGCGTAGGCGTTCACATTGCCGCTGTCCCACACTCGGTCATCATAGGTGTCCTTGCGGACCACCAGCGTCCTCCCGGCCCCGTTGAGGCCGCTTTCATAGTCGTGCTTGGCAACATAGAAGTCCACCAGCGTGCCGTTTTCTTTCAGCTTGATAATGCTGCCGGTGGACTTGTTGCCCAGGGTAGTTGTGGCCATTAGATTTCCTCCTTTAGAATGTTTTGCACACGGTCCCGCACCTGCTGGCGCAGGGACCAGGTGTTGCCGTGAGCGGCGTGGGCGTCCCAGGCCTGCCAGCTTTGCAGGATTTTCTCACGGGTCACAAGGCCCGCCGGATAGTCCTGCTCCCACCGGCGGAGCTTGGAGCGCATACGCTTGATGCTGCTGTGCCGCAGCTTGCGGATGACCTTGCCCTCCTCGGTCAGATAGGTGTGAAAGCCCAGAAAATCAATCCCGTTGCGGATGGGGAAAATCTGGGTTTTCTCATTGAGCTCCAGCCCCAGGCTGGCCATAAAGGCCCGGATTTCCTTGAGGCAGAATTGCAAATAGTCTTTGTCCGGGTGGATGAGGAAAAAGTCATCCATGTACCTGCCATACCAGCGGATGTGGAGCCGCTCCTTGACGAAGTGGTCAAACTCATCCAGGAACAGCAGGGCAAAAAGCTGGCTGGTCTGATAGCCCAGCGGCAGGCCGTCCGTGCTGTCTATGTAGGTACACAGCAGGTCAAAAACGATGGGCTCAAGGTCCAGCTTTTTGAGCTTTTCCTTGAGCTTGTCGTGGTCAATGGACGCAAAGAAATGCCGCACATCTGCCTTGAGGACCCAGCCCTCCGCCGTGCGGTATTTGTTCCAGTATTCCGTGAAAAATCCACGCAGCCGGTCCAGGCCAAAGTGGAGCCCTTTGCCTTTCTGGGATGCGTAGTTATCCAGAATGAAACCGTTGGTGATGCGCTCATAGATGAGGTTGTCCACCAATGCGTGCTGGACCACTTTGTCAACAAAGGCCGGGGCCTGCACCAATCTCTTTTTGGGCTCGTAGACATAGAACACACGGAACAGTCCGGGCCGGTAGATTTTGGTTTGCAGGATGTAGACAAGATTGACGATGTTGGCCAGCAGGTGGACCTCATAATTGGCGGTGGCGGCCCTGGAGCGCTTGCCCCGTCTGGCCGCAAGGTAGGCTTTGTAGAGCACCGAAAAGGTGCATATCTCAGAGAATTTCAGCACGGGTCTTTGCACCCCTGTAAACATGCGGGCGGCCCCCTGTCATCCCGGCGGCGGGCCTCCCTCTCCTTGTGCGCCGTGTAGGTGCCGCAGGGACAGGACCAGTAGCACCCCGCCGCCTCGGTGTGCGGTGGGGTGCATCGGCGCAATGTATTTGCCTTGGTGTCAAGGCTGGATGTGACCTCCTTTGATGTGATGGATGGCGCTGCTTTCGGCTTTGGGCCTACTCGGTCGGACCTTACCATCAGAGCGGGGCGGGACCCGTTGGAGTTGTTGCAGTTGTTGTTGTTGATATTGCCATTGGAGTTCAGCCTCCAGGCGTTGTTGGTGTTGTTCGTGTTCGGGGAGGTAGAGGTAAATAAACAGGTCACACCCAAATACACGGCCTTGGTGGCCATTGTATCCGTTTACTGAGGCCGCAGGGCCTCCGCAATTTGCAGGGCCATTTGCCCCATCTTGGCAAGCTCCTGGGCCGCCTTGGCCTCCCGGAGGGCGGCGGCACGGTTGCCGTCTGATTTCCTCCAGTTGAAAGCCTTTTGACGGACCGGGCGCACCAGCTCCGCCCAATAGTGGCATTGGTCGCCGGTGATGTACTTGCGGCCATAGCTGAGGTTGATGAGCTGCTCCATGGTCTGGCACTCGATGAGCACGCCGTCCAGGTCCTTGAGCCGCTCCTCATACTCGGTTTCAAAGTAGCGGCCATTGGCAGCCTCACAGCCCTTGAGGATGCGGACGGCGCAGTCCTGGAGCTCGGCGCACAGGTGGAAAGTCTGGCTTTTGGGAAAGTGAGGCTTTCCGTCATCTTTCACCTTGTCATAGAGGAGCTTTTCCACAAGCTGGTCACCCACCATGATGTAGGCCTTGACCGGCTTGTATTCTGCCTCTTTCTGCTTGACCCGCTGGATGGTGTAGTCCAGCAGATCGGAGGCAAGAGGGATGATGTCATAGCTTGGCATTAAAACTCAATCCTCGCATAGGTTTCATTCCAGACGCCGGTGACCACCACGCCGGTGAGGGTCCCAAAGGTCACCTCAAAGCTGTTGCCGGTGACATTGGTGCCATATTTCAGCTCCAGCACGGAGAGGCGGCTGTCCAGGCCGCTGAGGTCCACACGGATGTCCGGGTGGGAGGTTTCGTCAGTGTTGTGGTCATCCACGGCGTCCGTGATGTCCTGCCGGATGTCCGGGTGGCTGGCCGGGTCCGTGTTGTGTTCGGCAATGGCCTCCTCCAGGTCCTCCGGGCTCACGGTGTCCAGGGACGGGGTGATGGTAAACTCCAGCACGGAGCTGTCCACCACAACAATGTGCATGAGCATGGTGAGCCGCCCGTCCACGCCGGTGGAGATGGCCACCTTTTCCGTGTCCGGGGTGTTGCAGATGGCAATGAGGGTGCCGTCCTCATCAAAGAGGCCCATTTCACGGACAATGAAGTTGCCCACACTGTCATCAATGATGATTTTCACATCCAGCATGTTGGGGACAGAGGCGTTTTGCTCGGCGGACACGATGGGCCCCCGCCACAGCTCCCTCACAAGCTCCGTCTGTTCCGTGCTGGGCAGGTAGTAACTGCCCCCGCCGTCACCGGCGGCGGCCTGGGTGATTTTCAGCTTGGTCCCCGCCAAAATGCAGTTGGTGATGAGGGTGGACCCCGCCGTGGTTATCCTGGTGCCGTACTTTCTTTCCTGGTCAGGCATTTCCGCTTTCCTCCTGTTCGTATGGATAAATTTCAAGGGTTGCACGATACTCCAGAGGCCCGGCTCCGATGACGCCGCCGGTGCTCTCCAGCTCATTGGTCAGCAGGGGCCACAGGTCCATGTGCAGGGAGCGCTCCGTGTAGGCCCCCAGCCGGACGCCGCCGGTGGATTGCAAAAGGGCGATCATCAAAATGTGGATGTTCTCCGGGCGGACCGTCAGCAGCATGTCAAGGATTTCCCCCGCCAGCCGGTCCGCCTCCGGCAGGACCGTGTAGTCAAGCTGGATGTCCAGGGTGTAGTCCTGAAGAGAAACAGAGTGGCCGTCCGGGCCGCACAAGCCCGCCAGCCAGTTTTTCAGCCAGCGCAGGGTGTAGGGCAGTTCCAAATTCCACTTGGCCTTGATGCGGGCCTTGCGGGCCTCCAGGGTGTCCGTGTCCTTGGGAAAGAGCCGCAGCTCTTGCTCCCACACGGCCACGCCGTCCTCATCGGCATCCTCAAGGAATTGGTTGGCCAGCACTCTGGTGATGGCGTCCCACGCAAGGGAGATTTCCGGCTCATTGGCCCCGTTGATGATTTGAAACTCCAGCACCTCCCGGAGCACCGGGGGCAGGTAGTTCAAAAGGTGTCTATCCATCGGTGACCTCCCCTCTGGCGGGGATGCTGTCCGGGCCCAGGGCCAGGTTGTTCTCCTGCCCGTTGATTTTGGTGCCGCCAATGTCCGTTATCATGTTGGAGCACTCGGAGAGGATGCGGCTTTCAATCTGGGAAATGCGGACGGTCAAAAAATCAGAGCTGGCCCAATCCTGGGACAGCTCCACAAAGTAGGCGTCAATGACGGCCTCCACATAGCTCTTGACGGCATCCCAATCCCACCCGGAGGCATAGGTGAGGTGGAGGGCAATGTCCACCTCCTCCGGCGTCACGCCGGTCACATGGACCACATGGCCGATGGGGGCCAGGCCCAGGCCCTCCCCGGCGTTCTGCTCCGGGTCAATGGCCGTCTGGATTTCCTCCAGCAGGGTGGGCGTGGGGGCCTTGTAGTCAGAGGCCATGATGACCAGCTTGACCGTGCCGCCCACCGTGAGCTTTTTCTCCTTGGCCGCCGTGTAGACTGCCGTGAGCCAGGTGGCCACAGAGCCGCTCACCGTGGAGATGGTGCTGGTGTACCAGCTTTCCACGGCCTCATCCGGGATTAGGCTGGCCGGGGAAATGTCGCCATTCCAGACGGGGTGGATTTTGAGGTCCCCCACGCCGGGCATGGCCAGCACTTTCTCCCGGTAGTCGGCCTGGTTGCCGCCAAAGGCCTGGGATTGGAAACTGTCCAGCACCCGCTGGCGGAAAGCCTCCGTTTCCTCCTCATCATCGCCAGGGATGAGCAGCTCCACCAGCTCCGCATGGGTGAGCCCCTGCACATACTCCACCGGGATGAGGGTGCCGCCGTAGTTGTTGGCCGCCGCTCCGGGGGTTTCACAGGTAACCTGGTAGCTGAGGCCGGTTTCCGTGTCCTCCTCCGGGTCCATGCGGGCAGTGACCACAAAGTTGAGGTCCTCGCAGGAGAAACGGGTCCCCTCCGGGACCTCAATGTTAAACTCCGCCCGATAGACGGCGGAGCTGGCCGGGTAGGGGTCCATGTTGCGGTCATGGGCTCGCTTGATGAGGTACTCACGGGGGGCCGTGATGATGTAGGTGGCCTGGAGCACAAAGTCCGCCGCAATGTAGAGCTGGGCCAGTTCTGCCATGGACGGGGCCACGCCGTTCATCACCATGGAGCCCTCCCGCTTGTCCACCGGGGAGGCCACCCTGGACAGGGCGCTGGCCAGCAGCGCCTCATAGGTCCTGCTTTCAAACATTCAGATGTCAACCTCCTTTTGGGCGCTCACATCGCCATAAATGGTGTGGACGGTAAACCGGGCCGTGACCCAATTTCTGCCCGTTTCAAATTCCCAGCCGTCCAGGGAGGTGATACGGTCATCCTGGAGCAGGGCCTCCGTGATGCGCCGCTTTATCTCGCTCATGGCGTAGTCTTTGGGCTTGCCTATCAGATCGGACAGCTCGGAGCCGTAGTTGCGGGAGTAAATGGGGAAAGCGTAGCGCTCCACATTCAGAATGAGGTAAACGGCCTGGAGGACGGCATCCCGCTCATCCGTCATGCCTCTCACCCGGTTGCGGTCAATGTCCAGCTTATGGGTGTAGCTGGGCTGGGTTTCCACCGCAAAGGTGATGAGGTCCAGGTCATCCCCCGTGGTCGGTAAAGTTGCCATTAGGTCCTCGCCTCCCATCTGCCCAGGACAATGTACTGCTGCCCGCCGTCACACCGCAGGAGGATGACCTTTTCCCCCATCTGGAGGGCGTTGTGGACTTTCCACTTTTTCCGGCCCTGGTAGCGGTGCTTGTGGGACGCAAAAGCGGCATCCCCGGCTCCGCCGCTGGTTTCCTCGGTTTCGTGGTATTCCGGCATGGTGGTCATCTCCACGGCGTAGTCCCTCACGGCGTCCGTGAGGATGAGCTGGGCCTCGGTCAATATCTTCTTTTGGTCAACGGTGATTTCAAGCGGAGAGGTGGAGGTCACATAGCCATAGCCCCCGCTCATGGGAGCGCCTGCCTGGACGGCCTCCACGGCGGCCCGCTTGACCAGCCGCACCAGTTCATTGATGTCAAGTGACAAATGTACCACCTCGCATTTTGAGCTCCATGAGGTGCTGCTCATTGTTGAAAGTGTGCTTGACCTGCTCCACCATGAGGTAGTTTGACACATTGATGTCACCCAGCCCCAGCATGACCACCAGCAGGGTCCCGGCCCTCACCCGGATGTCCCCCAGCACATCTTGGAGCTTGAGGGTCCGGGTTTTGGTGTTATAGAGGCTGAGGAGGGCATCCGCCATGGCCTTGGCATTGGTGGTGCTGTCCAGTTTTTCATAGTATTGCAGGACGCCCCATTGGTTGATGTTGGAGCTGTCCTGGGCCACGAAAATCTCCCGCTTGCCGGTGTCCTTGTTCTCGTAGGAGAGCTTGATTTTGTCATAGGTCTGGGAGGCGATGGAGCTTTTATAGTCAAAGTCCCCAGCCGTGTCCTCATCAATCAAAAGCCCCAATTTCATGCTGCCGATGTTCTTGAGGGTCAGCTTGCCCACATCATCATAGAGCACATACATTTGGGAGGTGGCCTTGAGGGTTTCGTCCAAAGCCGTCTGGATGATGTCAAAGAGGGTCTGGTTGTCCTCCACCCGGCTCCCGATGGTGTAGCCGGTGTCCTCCAGGTCCCCCACATTGAGCTGGAAGTCCTCCGCAATCATGCGTATCACATCGGCGGCGGTCTTGTTGGTGTAGACATAGGTGTCCTTGTTTTTGAGGTAGTAGAGCTGGTCATATACGGTGATTTGGATGATGTCATCCGTGCTGCCCTTGCGGGATTTTTCAAAAACAAAGCCATAAAAGACGGGGGTGCCGTCCACGGAAAAACGGCACGGGTCGCCCTCTTGAAAGCTCAAGCCCGGTGTCTTGACCACCTCAGCAATGAGCTTTCCCGGCTGTCCTTGGCGTTCCCACTCAATGCTCACATTCTCCACCACGGGGGGCAGCATGATGGTCCCCTGGTGTTGTATCAGCAGCTCATAGGTCATGGGATGGTGAGCACCTGCCCCACATAGATGAGGTTGGGATTGCTGATTTTGTCCGTGTTTGCGTTGAAAATCTTGTTGTAGTCGGCCCCGTTGCCGTAATACTTGGCGGCGATGGCCCACAGGCTGTCACCGGCCTTGACCGTGTAGGTCTTGGCCGTGGGGGCCGTGCTGGCGTCCCGCTCCTTTTCCACCGTCACGGTGGGCGTGGTGCTCTCTGCCTTGGGCTCCTCCACGGTCACGGTCTTTGTGCCGTAGTCCCGCCATTGCTTGAGGTTGACATCCACGGCCACATCCAGGCCCTTTTTGCCGTCCTCGGTGATGTTGTAGTCCTCCACGCTTACCTTGATGTTGGTGTCAAAGAGCATCCCCCCGGAGGGGGACATCCGCACCAGCATGAATTGGGTGGTTTCCTTGTTGGCTTTCATTCGCTCCAGCAGTCCCAGGTAGTAGTCCGGGGACCGGGAGCCGGTGAGCATGGGCAGGTCAAAGGGGACGGTGAGCTCCGTGAGGCCGGGGGCCCGCAGGAAATTGACCTCGCCCTCATTCAAGAGGACCAGGGTTTTGTTTTTCCCCTTGATTTTCACCTGGAGCTTTTCTGGGGTGGGCCAAAGGGCCCCGCCCAGATAGCAGGTGTAACTCATCTTGTCACCCTCCTTTTTTCCATTGGAAAAAACTCCGTGTTTCCGGCATGGGGCAGGGTCTACGCATGGACGCCCTCCGCCGCCGTCAGCAGGGCCTCTGTAAAGCCGTCTGTGAGGGTGGAGATAACGCCGTCCAGATCGGCACCGCCCTCAATGCGGTTGGTCATGCCGGTCATATCAATGCGGACCTCCGCCGTGGTGAAACGGTTGATGGCGTCCCGCTCCGCAATGTCCCGCAAATACTCCAGCTCCTCCGTGGAGGTGCTGAGGGCGTCGGCGGCGGCCCCGGTGTTGGCGGCGGTCTGCCCGGTGTTGCCCAAAAGGTCATCCATGGCAAAGTCACCATATCCGCCGGTGCCCAGGCCGCTTGCTCCGTAGTCCGTAGCAGCGCCCAGGTCCATATCAAACAGGCCACCCACGGCGTCAGAGATGCCGCTGGCCACGCCGTCACCCCAGTTGGCTCCAGCGTTGAAAGCGTCCCCCACCCAGCCGTTCTGCCAGGTGTCAAAGGTGCTCATGCCCTCGTTGAAAGCGTCCCCTACACTCACAAAGTCCTGGATGTTGCCGGAGGCCTCCGCCGCCTTGGCGGCGTAGTCGCTGGCCGCATTGGTGATGCCGGAATAGTCAAAGTCCACAAAGGGCAGCTTGTTCAGCGCCTCGCAGATACCGGCCACCACGGTGAGCGCCGTGGAGAGCAGGTTGTAAAACCAGGCCTGCACGCCGGAGATGACATTGCCAAAGGCGATGCCGATATTTTGAGCACAGGCTCCCAGGGCGTTCCAGATGCCCAGGGCGATGTTGGCGATGGTCAAGCCCAGGTTGACAAAGAATTGCACCACCACATTGATGCCGCCGCAGATGACGCCAAAGCCGCTGTTGGCGATGCCGGTAAACTTGGCGATGGCCGAACAGGCGGCGTAGATGGCCGCCACAAGGGCGATGACCAGCACCACAATCCAGGTGATAGGACAGGCCAGCAGGGCCGCATTGAGCCCGTACTGAGCCGCTGTCTGGGCAAAGGTGGCCCCGGTGCTCATCATCAATGCCGCCGCTTTCACGCCCTCAGCCAGCGCCATGGCGGCGTTGATGCCGTTGGTGATGAGGGCCACGGCATTGTAGGCGATAAAGGCGGCCACCAGGCCGTAGACAATGGGGCTTATCCAGCTCCAGTTGTCCACTACAAAGGCGGCCCCGTTGATGAGGAGGTCCAGCACGCCGGTGGCCACGGTGGCCAGCATGGCCAGCCCGTTGATGGCCCCGTTGATGACCGTGTTAAACTGAGCGCTGTTTGCCACCTGGTTGAGCCGTGTGAGCACGGGCTCAAAGGCCGCCAGGGCCGTGTTTTGCATCTTGGTGCAGATTTGGGCCCAGGTCATGGGCATACTCTCAAACTTGGCATTGGTTTCATCTGCCACAGAGAGGAGGGCGTTTTTCACCACGTCTGCCGTGATGAGGCCCTCCTCCGCATAGGATTTGATGGAGCCCTCCGCCACGCCCATGTAGCTCTCAATGGCACGGGCGATGCCGGGAGCGTTCTCCAGGATGGAGTTTAGCTCCTCACCCCGGAGAGCACCGGCGGCCATGGCCTGGGTGAGCTGGAGCATGGCCGCAGACTGGCCCTCCGCCGTAGCACCGCCGATGACAAATTGCTTATTGACTTGCTCCATAAAAGCGATGAGCTCATCATTGCTTTCAAAAGCCCGGCCAGCGTTTGCGCCCATGCTGGCAATGGCGGAGGCGGTGTCCAGGTAGGCCGCCCTGGAGCGCTGGGCAGATGCCATGATTTTCTGCTCCAGCTCATCCACAGAGCCCCCGTCATCCACAAGGAAACTGAGGCGGGCCGTGGTGCTGGTCAGCTTATCAGACAGCCCCAGGAGCGCTTTTGCGCCCGCTCCGGCGGCCAGCGTGGCCACAATGCCTTTGACCTTGCCCAGCAGCCCATCCGCAGCGCTCGTGCCGTTGCGGAGGCCCTTGTTGAGCACTTCCTCCTGTTGAGCCGCCCGGCGGTAGCCCTCCGCCATGTCATCAACCTCACGGTTGGCCTCCACAAGCGCAGCTCTGGCCGCCTGGATTTGAGCCGTGTCCACAGCCCGCCCGGAGGCACACTGGACCTGCTCAAAGGCATTGAGGGTGGTGTTGAGCGCCGTGTTGATTTTTCTGAGCACGCCGCTGATGCCGTCATTTAGGACCATCTGGGACCTGATTGTTGCCACGGTTTCACCCCCTTTTTAAGAATTAGGCCCCCGCCATACAGCGGGGGCCCCGGTTTACTTCCGTTTTGATTTGCCTTTTCTCATTTTGCTTTTCAGTTCTGCCTCCCGTTTCTTTTCGTCCTCGCCCCGCACCTGGATGGATGCGATGACAAAGGCCCGCTCCTTGACAGGCAGGTCTAAAAACTTGGACGGCTCCCAGCCAAACTTTTGCAGGCAAAAATGGGCAAAATTGGCCTCCGGGTCACCGTCCAGAATTAGTTTTTTGCCTCGGCCACCACGTCATCATCGGTCTTGAAACCGTTGACCTGGAAAACCTCCGTGACATAATCGTCAAACTCGCCGCCGATGAGCAGTTTGCCAATCAGCTCCTCCGGCTTGGCCACGCCCCAATCATTCTGGAGTGCGGCGTTGTTGAGGTCCGGGAACACGGTGCAGCGGGCCGCCACCTTTGCCTGGAAAGTGTAGGTGTCAAGCTGCTGGGTGTACTGGCCTTTCTTGCCGGGCACGGGGACCTGGCGGATGCAGGCGGAGCGGATGCGGGCGTACTCATCGGCGGAGATGCAGCAGATTTCCCACTCCATGGGCTTGCCGTCCTCCCCCTTGATACGGGGGGAGGCGGCAAACTTGTGATTTTCAATCTGCTCGACATTGGCACGCATGAAAGCGGACAGGTTACTCATGGATTTTTCCTCCTTGTGTGTTATGCGGCCTTACATGTAGGCCGGGTTGGTGTACTGTTCGGGCCGGGTGAAGCTGTCACAGTAGCCCTCAATGGACTGCTCAACAAAGTCACCCTCCGCATTGAACATGGACAGCAGCACATCACCGTCCAGGATGCAGTTGTTGTAGATTTTGGTGCTCCGGCCCACGGTAGTGGCGGGGTCATCGTTGGAGGTCTGGATGTCAAAGGTGGGCATCACGCCGGTCTTGATGAAGTCCTCCACCACCTTGTCAAAAATCTCCGTGCATTTGTAGATGGTCATGGAGAAAGACAGGGCAACGGTCTGGGCCTTGTGGCCCACCACAACACCGCCCAGCTTGTAAACCTCAGCGGTGTTGACGGATGCCGTGCCCTCAAACTCCTTGGCCATAAGCATGGAGTAGCGGGTCCCGTCAATGGTGACAAAGCACTCCGCAAAATTGGCACTTACAGCGTCCTGGGTGTTCATGGTCGGCTTGGACATTTTCCTTTCCCTCCCTTACTGGATAATCACGCTCATGTAGAGCTGGGCCATGGCGTTGACCACATTGAGCCCGTTGACGATGCAGAGGACGGCTTTCTTGCTGTCACCCTGCTCACAGGTCACAATTTCCGGGTCAAAGTTCTCCACGGCCCGGATGTCATCAAGCTGCTGGATGAGCTTGGTGATGTCCCCCCACAGGGAGGAGCGGCCAGAGGCGTCATTGGGCACGGTGCCCAGGTACTTTTGGCCGAACAGCACCGCCACATCATTGGCAATCTGGTCACACACCCGGATGGTCTGGTTGCTCTGGAAAATCTCCCCCTTGGTGTCGGACAGGGTGAGCAGGGTGTTGATGTCCTCCAGCACCCGCACATCACCATTGACATTGTGGAAGATAAACTTGCCCGCCTTGAGGGCCGCCTCCAGCTCCGCCTGGGTGTAGTCGGTGTTGATGGTCAGCTCACCATCATACTTGAAATTGGTGAGGGACTTGTTGACCGCACAGCCCGCCTCAGCACCGGCCACCCAATACACCAGGGAATGGGTGGGCACGCTGGCAATGGTGGGGTGGGTCACGGTGTTCCACACGCCAATGATGCCCTCATAGTCCGCCGTGCTGGGCTGCCAGGCCACAAGCTGGAATTTACTGCCCACCTCATCCCGGACACGGCTGCAAAACTGCTGATAGAGCCGGACGGTGGTGGCGTCCGATGCCGGGCAACACAGAGCGTTGTAGGCATAGGGCTCAATCTTGTCCAAAAAGGCTTGGTGGGCCTCGCCGTTGATGGTGGTGGCATCCGCCCCGTTGGTCAGAGGCATCCCGGCAGATGCGGACAGGGTGGCCTCCGTCTTGAAGTCCACCCAATCATTGCTTACCAGAGCCTCAGCATCCTCAACGGTCTGGGTGTCAGCGGCCACGCCGTCCACATAGGTGGTCACATCCCACAGGTCCGGCTCATCCACATTGGCGGCCACCACAATGGTGATGTCGTTGCCTCTCACGCCGCCATACTTAGCCGTGGCCAGGGTGTTGGAGGCCTTGACGGCCCCGGAGCCCAGGCGGTAGCAGTAGACGGTGGTGGCGTGGGTGAAAATCTCCCGCAGGGGGAGCATCTTGGGGTGGTCGTAGGCATAGCCGAAAATGGTTTTGCTGTTCTTCTGAAACTCCCCGGAGGTGACGGCGAAAACCTCACCCTCCGGGCCCCAGCTCAGCTCAAAAGGCGCTGCCGCAAAGCCTCTGTCAGAGAGGGTAGCGGACGCCCTGGGCACACTGGAAAAATTGACATAGTAACCGGGCAGGACCTTGTTTTGGACCTGCCAGGTGCCGCCGCCCAGCGCCATATTAGTTCACCTTTCCTTTCATGTACTTCTCAATCAGCCCGTCCACCTCATTCAAGGTGTAGGCCTTGCCGTCCTCCAGCAGAGCCCGGATGAGGTCCCGCCGGTTGGCATATCGCTTGGAGGCCACAAGCTGCTCCTTTTTGTAGGTAGCGGCCCCGGTGGCCTTTTCGCTGTTCGTGGTCTTGGCTTGCGCCATGTTTATCCCTCCATTTCAATATCAAGGGTTTCCATGAGGACCGGCTCCTGGGGGATGTAGGCGTGGTGGTCATAGCTCACCAGCACATGCAGGACGCCCTCCTCAATGGTCCATTCGCAGTTGGTGCAATGGATGAGGTCCCCCTCCGGGGTGGTGATGTCCCGCAGGAGCATGGTGAGCTGATCTGCCACCTCGCAACACTCCGCCACCCCCACCTTGGGGTAGTAAATGACATCCAGGGTGGGGGTGCGGAGAAACCGCTCTCCCACCTGCTTGCTCTGCCCGGCAGAGGGCATGACCACATTGAGGTCCCCAGGGTTGAGGCCCTGCTTGACATTCCCGCCGTGTACCTGCACAGCAGGAAAAGCGGCGTGCAGCGCAAGGCTCACGCCGTCATAAATGCTCTTAAAACTGATTTCAGACATTGAAAGCCTCCCGCAGCAGCGCCTCCAGCTTTTTCTCAATGACGGCGGGGGCCACCCGCTCAAGGTCCTTTTCAGACAGGGTGAGGAAATACTGCCCGGCCACCCAGCCGCCTCCGCCACGGGTGCGGTGTCCAAACTCCACATAGCTGGCATAGTGGACGGGGTTGATGACCTCGATGTAAAAGGTCCGTCCCCGCTTGAAAACCGGCAGAGCGTTGGCGTAGGCGGCGGGGTCTACTTTCCCGCCGCCCGCCGCCTCCTGCTCGGTCCGGGCGGTCCAGCCCCGGCGCAGGGTGCCGCCCTTTTTCCCGCTGCTCCTGGGGTATTGCCCCACCGGGGTGCGGGGGATGACCAGGGCCAGCAGCCGGGCGGCCAGCTCTTTGGACACATCCTCACAGAATTTGTCCAGATCCATGTCCTGGAGCTTTTGCAGGTTATCCCGTAGCTTTTGGAGCTGCTTGTAATCGACATTGCCCCACCGCATTAGGCCCACTCCTTGAACAGCTCCAGGGGGACCTCCTGGTGGCAGGTGTAAACGGCAGGCTTGCCGCTCCGCTCATAGTCACGGGTGACGCCGTTCTGGGTCACCGTGATTTTGGAGCCCTCCGGGATGTCCACGGACGGGTCAATGTAGAGCGTCACCGTCTGGGCCACCAGGGCCGCCTCCTCGGTGGGCTCGGTGCTCTTGACGGTCTGGTGGGAGATGCGGCAGGGCAGGCCGGAGGCCGTCACTTTCTCCACCGGCTCCGTGCGGCCATTGGCAGGGTTGAGCACACCCTGCCGCACGGTGATGGTGGCCAGGCCGGTCCAGAGGCTCTGGATGGCCTTTTTGTAGGCGGCGGGGACTACCATCTCAGCCTCCGAAAAGCCGCCAGGGTGCTCTCTGCCGGGTGCATGAGCTGGGCCAGCATGGCGTCAAAGCGGCTTTCCGCATTGCTTGCACCATCGCTGGCCCCGGCAAAGGTCACGGAGATGTCCCCCTCCGTGATACTCTTGGCGGGGGCGTTGAAGTCAAAGCCCTCCAGCCCGTCAAGCCCTCCGGCGGCTTTCTTATCAAACAGGAAATGACCGGCCACCATGTCCACAAGGGTGTAAAAAAGAGGAGGCGGGAGCTTTCGGTGGTTGATGTTCGCCAAAAGCTCCGCCTCACACTTGCGGATGGTGTATTTAAGGCCGGTTTCGTCAGCGTCCGTGACAGTGTAGCCCAGCATGGCCAGCCGGTCCACCACGGCCTCATATACGCCCTCCATGTCCTTAGCCTCTGGAGAGGATGCGGGCAATGGGGATGGCCTTGTGGGCAATGTAGGAGCGGTCGTTTTCCTCCTCCTCGCCGGAGTGGACCAGGCACCAGTTGGCACCGTTGGCCAGCTCTGCATCCGTGGGGGAGAGAGTGGTCTGGCTTTTCTTTTCGTAGGAGATGCCAAAGGGAGAGAACACCTTACGCTGGCGGGTGTAGAGGGTGTCCACACCGCCGTCCGTCTTGGGGTCACGGGCCATTTCATAGGGGACCTTGGCACCGATGTCCTCAAAGCTGATAGCGCCCTCGCCCAGCACATAGGTGGTGTAGCGGGTGCCGGGGACCACATAGCTATCCGCCGCAGGGGTGCCCTCCCCAAAGTAGGGGGTGACCTCCGCCTGGTTGATCTGGCCGTCAGTAGCGCCGGAGGCCTTGACCTGGAGCGCCCCCTCATCGGTGGAGGCGGCGGGGAAATAGCCATCCTCGGCGGGCATCCCGTCATCCACCACAACAATCTTGCCATTCCAGGAGTAGAGGGTGAGGTCACGGGTCACGCCGTCCTTGTCGGTGTACTTGAGGGCGGTGAGCAGGTTGAGGTTTTCCAGGTTGGTGGCGGGAACAGAGTGCATGAACACAAGAGAAAACTTCTTCTTGCGGTCACCACAGGCCTGGGCGGTGGCGCTGTTCATAGTGGTGGCCTCCATGTTGCCCGCCACCTCATAGGTGTGCTTGGCCACAAACTCAGCGCTCTGGCCGCCGGTCATGGCAAAGACGCCCTTGAGAACGGCCAGGATGGTGTCCTGGTCAATGTCCTGCCAATACTCGGAAACCTGCTGGGCCACATTGTCCATCCAGTCAATGCCGCCGGTGATGTCAAAGGAAAAGTCCTTTTCGGTCCAGGCCTTGGCCCGGCCAATGACCACCACGCCCTGCTCAAAGGTCTTGGTGGAGGTGGCGGTGATGTCGGTCTGGCCGTCATAGTTGACGGCATCGCCGTCCAGCAGGCCCCGCATAGCGATGCGGGCATAGCCGGTGCCGCCCTGGGTGCTGAAAACCTCCCGGATGTCGGGGTTGCCCGCCAGCGCTCTGGACTTCCGCATTTCATTGAGGCGGGTGCGGGGGATGCGGTCCACCGCATACTTGAAAGCCTGGGGGTTGAAAGACTTGGCATCAAACTTGGTGTTAGGCATAGTTCAATCTTCCTTTCTGAGAATTAGTCGGTGTTGGGCTTGCGCTTGCGGCCCCTGGGGGCCTCTTTGGTGCCGGTGGTATCATCACCCTCCGGCTCATCCTCCGGGCCGTCCTGGGCCGCCCCTGTGCCCGCAGGGGCCAGACGGTCCATGACTTCCTGGACAATGGCCTCCGCAAGCTCCTGGGTCAGCCGGATGGCCAGCTCTTTGGCCAGGGCGTCCGTCAGCTCTTTCACGGAGGAGATGTTGTCCGCAATGTACTGCACCACGGCCTCCTGGGTGCGGGGCAGGGATGCGGCGGGCTTGCCGGTCAGCTTGGCCGCCAGATTTCTCAAGGCGTCCTCAAAAGACACGGCTTTGGCAGGGGTTGTGATGTTTCGCATGTTGTCACCTCATTCCAACTTGGCGTCCGGGTTTTCGGCCAGGAAAGCCGCCAGCTCGGAATAGGACATCTCAGAGGGCTTTTTCCCCTCGCCGGGTTTCCGCCCGGTGTCGGGGTCGCCGGGTTTCCAGCCGGTCAGCTTGGCCCCGGTGCTCCCAAAGAGAAAGTCCGTGTTGGCGTCCTTTTTCATGGCCTCGATTTTGGCGGCCAGGGTGATGCTCTCATTGTTCACCTTGGCCACCACCTTGCCGTCCTCAATCTTGGCGTCCTTGAGGTAGTCGGCCAGGAGAGCCCGGACAGCGGTGTTGTTCTTGGCTCCGGCGGCGGTGAGTTCGGCGTCCACGGCGGCAGTCAGCCGGATAGTGGCCAGCTCTTTCTCATAAGCGGCCTTGTCCGCCTTGTTCTGCTGCTCCAGTTCGCCAATCTTGCGGGTCAGCTCCTCGTTGTCACCAGCGGACTTTTTCAGCTCCTCCAGCTGCTTGGCATGTCCCTTGGCGGCCTCCTCAAGCTGGCCCACCTGGGCCTCCAGTTCCTTGACACGGGTGTTTTTGGCGTTGAAGTCCGCACGGGCAACAAAGTCCTTGCCAATCGCCTGGCAGGCGGCGGCGTCCATGTCCTCCGTGTAGGCATCGCCAATGATTTCCTTGAGCCATAAAAGTTTCATGTTGCGTTACCTCCTGTTATCTGCTTTCCTTGTGTCCGGCCAGTCCCGGTATGGCAGCGCCCCTGTTGGTTTCCGCCGGGGCCCGGCGGTATTTGGGTATGAAAAAAGCACCGTGCTTTTCAGCACGATGCTTTCATCATCGGGTCAGTAGAGGATGTCTGGGTCAATATCCAGCTCATCCAAATTGGTCCAGATAGAGGGGAGGATGTCCTTGTCCCCCTCCAGAGCCGTGAGCAGGTCCTCTTTGGTGTAGCCGTCCGGGGGGCCGTAGGAGGTCCCGTTGGCGTCCAGATACACCAGGCCGGGGCCCGGCTCATCCCCCACAAAGCGGCCTCCAAAGGCCTGCTCATAGGCGGTGACGGCCTCCTGGAGCTCCTGGTTGGTTGTCACATCGGAATACTTAATCATGGCGTTGTCACCCCTTTCAGCAGTTTCTCAAACTCCGCCAAAGCGGTGGGAAAGTATTTCTGCATCAAAGCGTAGCGGTCAGCATCGAATTGAGCGGCAAACATGTGGGCAAAGGCCTCTTTCTCCAGCATCCCGGAGTAGGTCCAGTAGCGTGTGTTCCAATGGCCGTATGTGCCAGCGCACTTGTTGCGGGACATTCCGCCGAACAGATCGGAGATTGCATTGGGCAGCGCCCCACGGAGCTCCTGAGAGATGATTGCATAGGCATCCGTCTTTCTCTTTGTGCCGTGGGCTTTCATGGTAGCCTTGACATAGGCCTCAAAGTCCTTTTTCAAGGCATCGCCAAAGTCTGGTGTCTGCATGGATGTGTAGCCGCTCCCGGCGCACGACATAAAATCAATATAATGGCCATGTTCATGGAAAAAGGTTGTTGCTGGGCCTCTGGGGTCCGTCATGTCGTTGGCAAAATTCATTTTAACCTTTTGGATGCGGCTGTCAAAATGCGGCGTGCCGGAGAAAGCCCCATCCGCAACGGAGCCGGGCTGGACATAGCGCTCAAAGACAGCCTGGGCCGTCTGATTGCCGGACGCATAATGTTGCTCAAGGGCGTCCGTGTAGCCGTTGGGGGATGCGGGCAAGCCCTGCACAACACTCTGGAAATGCGTGGTTGCCTTTGCGGCCATTGTACCACTCCCGGAGGCCACCTGTAAACCAGGAGTAGGTCCCTGCACAAAGCTCTGCCGCCATTGGGCAAAGGTGGTGTTTGCCGGGACCTTTGTGGTGGTGCCGTCCGGGTTGCGGGTCCAGCGCTCCCCCAGGCCCTCCATGTCCTCAAAGTAGGGGGCGGTGCAGCAGCGGCACCAGGGATGGAACGGCGGAGCGGTGAGCCCCACCTGGTAGTCTGACATCTTGAACACCTTGCCGTCCAGCGCCGAACACAGGCCGCAGGTGTCCCGGTCAAAAGAGGCCACAATCCTGTATTTCTCTACGCCCAGGGCGTTGAAACAGTCCTTTTGAGCGGCGCTGGAGAAATAGGCGCTTTCCGTCATCACCAGGCGGCCCGCCTTGGAGCGGGACACCTCAAACTGCTTGGAGATGGCGGAGATGGCCCGGTCTGGAGCCTCTCCCCGTATAATCATCTGGGTGAGCTGGGTGTTGACGCTGTTCACAAGGCTCTGCTTGTTGGTCCAGCAGCGGTCCCGGAAAGTCTGGCCGTCCGTGGTCCATGGCCGGGAGAGGACCTTGGTGATGGTCCCCTCATTGACGGCCTGCATGGTCCAGCCCACGCCCAGGCCCTTTTGGACCTCATAGGCCGTGTGGTAAAAGCTCCCGGTGTAGGATTGCCGGGCGGCCCGGTCTATGTAGTCAAGCTGGTTGGAATAGAGGAGCTCCGCCTGCTGCTGGAGCTGGATTTTGAGGGCATCCAGCCGGGAGATGTGGACCCTGGCGCTGGCGTTCTCCAGCTCTTTCATCCAGGCCCCGGTGAGGGCGTTTTCCTCGCCATGCTTGATGTAGTCCTCAACCGTCCAGCGAAACTCCGCCAGCTCATCACTGTTGAGCAGCCGCTTGGCGTCTGCCAGAGTGATGTCATTGTTGGCGGCAAAGCGCCTGTACCATGCGGACATCTGGCGCTCAATCTCAGCCTCAGCGGCCCGGAATTGGGCATCCAGATTTTCCACATAGGAGTATGACTGGTCCAGCAGGGCGTCCTCCATGTTTTTCATGCGCTGGGCCCAATAGTCCGCATTGCGCTGGAGGTTATTCCTGGGCATTGCCGTCACCGCCGTCCTGGCCGGTCACGGGGTTGCCGGAGCCGTCCCCGCCGTTCTGCCGGTTTTTCATAAAGGCGGCCTGGTAGGGGTCGGCCATGGCCTCCTCCTTTTCGTCCTTGATGCGCTGGAGCTCCTGCTCCGGGTCGCTCACCCAGGGGTGCATTTTCACAATGGTTTCATCAGAGAGGATGCCCACGGAGTTCTTGCAGTTGTTGATGACCTCAGTTTCATTGATGAGGACATCCCGGTCAAAGATGACCTTGACCTCCGTGCCCTCAAAATTCCCCCGTCCCGTGTTGGCCAGGTGTTGGTTGACAAACCAGAGCAGCTCCTCCATGGAGGCTTGAAACTCCATTTCAATGCCGTTGGCGTCCAGGTCAATATCAGAGTACATGCTCTGTATATTCATCTGGTTAGGGTTGCCGCTCATGCGGTCATCCTTGGCGTCATAGCCCCTGGCGTTCTCAATGATGGCATCCTTGAGCAGGGAGAGCAGGACCTTGTAGTTTTCGGCGTTGACCTCAATCTGGAGGGTGTCCACGCCGCCCTCAGAGCCCTCATAGGAGCGGACCTTGATGATGCCGTAGGTGGCCAGGTTAGCCCGGAGCCGCCCCAGGTCCTCCCCGTCATAGTTCTTGATGACCAGGATGGTGGAGTGGATGTCCTCCTCCATCTGGTTGGCAAAGTTGGAGATGATGTTGTTGTAGGCGTCTTGCAGACATTTTACCCTGGACAGGAGGGGGATTTCATGGTGGGAGCTCTTAAAGCACACCAGGGGGATGCGCTCCCAATTATAGCTGGTTTCCTTGCCTGTCTGGGGGTCCGTGGTGGTGATGTAGGGCCCGGACCGGGCAAAATCGTCCGGCTCAAGGGTCCCGTCATCCCGGCGGACAAAGCAGTCCACGCCGCCGCCGTGCATGACCTCCACCTTGACCACATCCCTGGTCTGTTCGGTTTCATCGTACTCCAGCACCACATAGACATGGACGGCGGCATCCAGGATGGTGTGGTCAGCATCCGCCCAAAAGGGCAGGACCTCATCCGCCGGAAAGCGCTGGAAAGCCAGCTCCCCGTTTTGGTCGTAGTAGGGAAACACCCAGCTCTTGCCGCCAATCCAGGCCCCCTCACCAATGTTGTGCATGGTCCGCTGAAAGCGGGACCCAAACACGGTGGAGAGAGCCGCAGCATAGGCCTTGTTCTCCGTGTCAAAGGAAAAAGGCCGCCCAAAAGAATAGTTGGTTTTCTGGTCCACCATCTTGGCATAGATGTTGTTGACCAGCCGGTTGTTGGGCAGGTGGTCCAGCACCTTGACCTTGCCGTCATCGTCCAGGGCAATGCGCTTGCGGCGGAGCACATCCTGGGCCCCGTCATAGTAGGCCTCACCCGCAAGCTGCCGCTTGCGCTCTTTGGAGCCCAGCCAGGCCGTGATTTCAAGCTCCAAAAAGCGCTTGTCCGTCATGCCCCGGCGGAAATTTGTGGCCGCCCTGGCCACGCAGTCATCCCGCAAATTAAGCACCACCACCGTGCATCACCTCCTTTGCTTGCAGATCGGATGGGGGGGGGATTAAATCCAATGGGCCGGGCCTTGCTTTTCTCCAGGGTGAGGGTCTGCCCAGGGAGCTCCACCTCAATCCGCAAGGTGCGGTATGGCAGGCGCTCCGCCCATTGTTCGATTTTATTCAACACATACTGCTGCTCAAACATGGCACACCTCAAAAGCTGAAAAGTTGCGGCCCAAAAATCTTGTGAACAAAATAGCGCACATCATCCATGGCGTGGTCATTCTCCTTGATGGGCCGGTCCATGGGGGCCTTTTCGTCCCAGCGGTAGAGCCCAAACTCCCGGATGCAGTCCGTGCAGCCGGAGCAGATGAAGATGTCCCCGCTTTGGAGCCGGGTGGCCACATCCCGGATGCCGTCCAGGACGGCGTTGGAGGCCTTTTCCACATAAAAGCGGCCATGCCGCCGGATGGCCTCAATAAAGCTGGCCGCTGAGGGGTCCACGATGACGGCCCGGATGGGCAAGTCACCGGCCAGGCGCTCCAGCTCAAAATAGTGCTCCTCATCGGTGCGCTGGCGGCCCTCTTTGCGGCTGTCAAAGTAATACTCCCGCATACGATACCATTTCCCGGAGGCCCGGCCCCAGAGCCCCATGCTGGTGGGGTTTACGGTGCCATAGTCCACGGAGATGTAGTAGCGGTCATAGGGCCGGGGCACATCCGGCACCACATGAAAGTCCTTGTTGAACATGGTATAAATCAGCCCCTCCGCCACCACCCAGAGGCCCCGGATAAAGCGGTCATAAAACACGCCAGAGTATAGGCTCTCATACCTGGCCTTGACGGCGGCGGAGAGGCTGAGGTTGTCATCCATGGTGAAATGGAGGTGCAGCATGTTCCGCTTGCCTGCCTCCAGCACCCAGGTGAGATAAAACCAATGGCTGGGCCCCTCCGGGTTGCAGTTAAACCAGAGCTTGGAGCCCTCCACGCTGCACCGGGCACAGGCCTGCTCCACGAAAGAGCGGGGCATGAGGGCCACCTCATCCAGCAGGACGCCCGCCAGGGTGATGCCCTGGATGAGGGAGGCGCTGCTTTCATCCCGCCCGCCGAACAGGTAGAAGTTATTGGAGCGCCCGGCGGCGCTCACCACAATCTTGTTTTCGGTGCGGTATTCCCGGAAAGAAAACACCCCGGCCAGCCAGGTGGGCAGGTTGGTGGTCACATTGCGCCGCAGGCTCTCAATGGTTTTGCCGCACAAGGCAAAGTTTTGACCTTGAAAGCGACACATGGCCCACATGATAAAGCCCACCGTCATGGCCACTGTCTTGCCGGAACGGATGGAGCCGTCACAGATGATGCCGTCATAGTCCCCAAAGCCCGGCCTATTCCACCAGGTCATGGCCAGGTTTTGCCGGGGGCTCAATTTCTGGTATCTCATCCGTCCCTATCTCCTCTCTGGTGCTTTCCTCAATCACCTCAAAGATGTTGTTTTCCTGCTCATTGGCGGAGCCGTTGTTGGTGTCAAAGACGCCCAGGTGCTTGCCCAGCAGCTCCAGGGCCCTCACCTTGTCGTGGAGCTTGATTTCCGTGCCATATTGGCCCTCCTTGATGGAGGCAACGGCCTTTTTCTTTTCCTCCGGCACCTCATCGGTGGGGGTCAGCCGGACCAGGCCGTTGTGGGTGATGGTTGCAAAGTCGGTGCCGTTGGCAAAGGCGATGGCGGCCAGCTCCTCCAGCACCCGCTCCTGGGTGATTTCCAGCTTGCCCCGGAGCTTTGCCTGGCGCTTTTGGATTTCAGCGGAAACATGAGTTTTATTGAGTAGTTCAATCGCAATCCTGGACGCACTCTTTTCACTATACCCCGCCCGCTTTGCGGCGGCGGTAGCATTGAGGTCCACCAGGTACTCATCCACAAACCGCTTTTGCTTGTCAGTCAGCTTTGCCACACTCACCACCCCAGAACATAGTAAAAGGCCGCCCTCCCCGCACAGGGGAAAGCAGCCCGAAAAATCATAGGTGAATGGCGGCAGGGGTCTGGTTTTCAGCTCCGTCACCCTGCCGCCACCCTCAAAGGAGGTAATACCATGATGAGGCATACACCCGCAGTTACATTGTAGCACACTATGTAGCGGACAAAACGGACAACTTGCTTTAGTTCCGTTCCAGATACCGTTGCACAGCTTTTCTGCATCCGTCCTCGGTATTCCCCCCGCCGATGCAGGCGGCCACCTGCCGCCAGGGGAGTCCATTGATAAACCGATAGGTGAAAATCTGCCGGAGGAGGCTATCATCAATGCTGGAGATGTAGCGCTCCAGGCGGCTCCGCTCATAGAGGCATTGCTGGTGCTTGGCCTCAATAATGCCTCTCAGATCGGCAATCTCCGCCGCATACTCACCCACCTTGTCCTTGACGCCGGGAGTGTGAGGCATCCCGGTGAGGACCTGGGAGCCCGGCAGGGCCTTGACCTCCAGCTCTTGGAGGCGGCGCTTGTCCATCTCAATCTCCCGGTTGAGGTAGTAAAGCTGGGACAGTTCTTTTAGGGTCATGTGCTCAGTCCTCCGTTTTCTCTCCAGTCCACACCGGCTGGCAGTTGCCCTCACCCATCATGCACACCTTGGCGCACACCTTGCACGGGTCACCACCGGCCATGACAAAGTGCAGGTCCTTGATGGCCTTGTCCACCGTGCGCCGCAGGTCGGCCAGCTCCTCCAGGTCCTCCCGTGCGTAGGAATGGGCCTCAAGGCTGGCGATGTTCGCCGCCTGGTCCTCAATCTGCCGCTCCAGGGCCTCCATTTTCTGCCGGTCCACCTCATGCTGGATGGTCAGCCGGGCGTTTTCCCGGATGAGCTCATCACAATACACCTGGTCACCGTTCAAAATCACAGTTGGGTTATTCATGCCACACTCTCCTTTACCTTGCGTATTCTGGCCTTGAGGGCCCGCATGACAGCCTCATGGGTGTCTGCCCGGTCCCGTATGGTGGCCATGACATCCTCATCCTCACAGCCTTGCACAATGAGATAATGCACAAACACCTTTTCGTAGGGGGAGCCCTGCCGGTACAGGCGGCAGTTGCCCTGGTCGTTCAGCTCGAAACTCCAGTTTAAGCCATACCATACCACATGGCGGCCACCGGCCTGGAGGTTGAGCCCGTAGGCGCAAGAGGCCGGATGCACCAGCAGCACATCCACCTCTCCGGCGTTCCAGGCATCCTCATCCTCCACGCCCTTATACACCCGGACCCGCAGCTTGTCCGCCCGGCCCCGGTTGTACTTCTCCAGGCGCTCCAGGATGCGGTCCTTGTCGTGCTGGTAGCCGTAGAATGTGAGGCAATGCTCCCCATTGAGTTGCTCCAGCAGCTCCGTGTAGGCCTCCAGCTTGCAGTCATGCACCGGGACCACCTTGCCGTCATTGCCATACACGGCCCCATTGCAGAATTGCAGCAGCTTGCCCACCAGGACCCCGGCGGTGCCCGCCGTGATGATGTCCTCATCCACCTCCAGCAGCAGATCACGCTCAAACTGGTCATAGGCCTTTTTGGCCTTGGGGTCCAGCATGACCGGGATTTCATGTTGGATAAAGTCCGGCAGTTGCAGGTAGTCCTCCGCTTTCATGGAGATGCAGATGTCTGAAATGGCAGTCAACACGGCGCTCTCCGCTCCATCCTTGGCCTTGTAGGAAAAAATCTGGGTCCGGCTCCGCTGGTCCGGGTCAAAGTATCTCTCCCGGTAGGCGGAAAGCGTGGGCCCCAGACGGGCCCCGCCGTCCAGGAGGTACACCTGGGCCCATAGGTCAATCAGCCCCTTGGAGGACGGCGTGCCGGTCAGCAGCACCACTTTCTTGATAAACCGGCGGATGCGTTTGGCCGCCTTAAACCGCTTGCTCTGGGGGTTTTTGAAACTGGTGCTTTCATCGAAAACCACCATGTCAAACGGCCAGGCCTGCTGGTAGTAGTCCACCAGCCACTCAAAATTTTCACGGTTGATGACATAGACATCCGCCGGAGTGTTGAGGGCCTTGATGCGCTTGCTGGCGTTCCCCAGAACGGTGGACACCCGGAGATGCTGGAGGTGGTCCCACTTAGCTGCCTCCTTGCTCCAGGTGGCCTCCGCCACCTTTTTGGGGGCCACCACCAGGACCTTGGCCACCTGCCAGCGGAAATACTTGAGGATGTTGACCGCAGACAGGGTGATGACCGTTTTGCCCAGCCCTGGCCGGAGAAACAGCCCCACCGTGGGGTCCTCCACCACTCGCTGGATGCAGTAGGCCTGGTAGTCATGCGGTATGTACTGCATCACCAAAAACCTCCCTCAGAAACTCTTTCACGGCGTCCATCCCATAAAGCACCCGGACATCCGCCCCCCGTTTCTCCAGCTCGCCTCTCTGCCATTTCTGGACCTTGGCCAGCCTCCCAATCTCGGTTTTCAGCTCCACATACACCGTCTTGCCAGTGGGGGTGATGATGATGCGGTCCGGCACACCAGGATTGCCGGGGGACACGAATTTATAACACAGGCCGCCGTGCTCTTTCACCTTGCGGACCAGGTAGCTTTCAATGCTGCTTTCTCTCAATCTTTTCAGCCTCCAATCGGGTCCTGCAACAATGTAACTTCGCGCGCGTACTTATGCGCACACAGGCGGTTTAGAGAATTTTTATTTTCTCTAATCCTCTAATTCTCTCTATTTTCAAAATCAATAGAAATGAATGTTGCAATGTTGCAGAGCCTTAAAAAGTCCAGTGTTTTCAAGGGTTTAGGCCGTAACATTGCCCGTAACATTGCCCGCAACATGTTGCAGGCAGATGTAACATTCAAAATGAATGTTGCAGGCAATGTTACACTAAATGTTACACCTCTTTAGAAAGCCTCTCTGGGCTCCGCAGTAACCAAAACGCAAGGCGCTTTTGCTCTTTTCCCAGCTGCCAGAGGCCTCAATGATGCTGTTGATTTCCGCCGTGTCAGAGTAGCGGATGTCCTTTTGCTTGCCGTCCAGGGCCTCACACCACACCTCCAGGGCACACACCCGGTCCCGGTCCACCAGCTTGACCTCACCCTGCACAGCGCCGCCCCAGAACATGCGGCGGCGGTCCAGCGGCCAGCTCTGCCAGTCCTCCGGGACCTGCTTGTCCAGAAAGTCCATGATGATGCCCTCCCTGGTGCTGGCCTCCCGGTGCTCCTCCTGCTTTTGCTTGGCGGCATCCTCCAGCTCCCCTTTGAGAAAAAGGGGCTCTCCGGCCCTCCAGCGGACCACGGCCTCCGCCCATAGCTGGTCAATCTCCTCCGGCAGATCGGACCACACTGTTTTTGTGTGCGGGACCACACCCACATCCACCGGCCAAAAGCGCCGGTTGCCGGTGCGGTCCTGGAGGTAGTCAGAGGTGTTGGTGGTGCCGAAAAAGACACAGCACCGGGGCAGCTCCTTGACATGGCGGCCATAGGCGGCCCGGAAACGGTCCGCCCGCAGGGAGAGAAACTGCTTGATGCGGGCCACATCCGTCCGGCGGAAAGCGTCCAGCTCGGACACCTCCACCAGCCAGACGCCCTGGAGCAGCTCAGAGGCCTCCTTGCCCTCAAAGGTGCGGATGCTGTCATTAAACCAGCCCCGGCTCATCTTATCCAAAAGGGTGCTTTTGCCCAGGCCTTGCGGCCCGGAGAGGATGAGCATAGTGTCATACTTGATGCCGGGGACCATAGCACGGGCCACGGCGGCGGTGAATGACTTGCGGGTCACGGCCCTGGTGTAGGGGGTGTCAGCGGCTCCCAGGTAGTCCACAAAGAGCGTGTCCAGGCGGGGCGTCCCGTCCCAGACAAGGCCCTTGAGATAGTCCTGTATCTCGTTGAAAGCGTGGGCGGTGGAGTGCAGGGAAAGCGCCCCGTCAATCTTGCCGTTGCCGGTGATGTGGTGGTAGCGCTCCATGTACCAGTAGAGGCCCTGGTTGTCGTTGTCATCCCAAAAGCGGCGGCCCGTCCGGGCGTCCCAGGGCAGGGCCCCCAGGACCTCACCACGGCCTGCAAACTGGTTGAGGGCAAACTTGCCTTTGAGGAGGGGGTCATGCTCCAGGATAATCCACACATTGTCAATGGTGGACTTGGGCAGGCCCGTTTGGGTGTTCACGGCCAGCTTGCCCATCCAGTTGGCGGGGTCCTCATCGTTGGTGCCGGTGACGCCCTCGAAGTCCTGCACGGCCTCCTGGTAGCGCTCCTGGCTCATCAAGGCGGCCACATCCTTGTCCTCCACGGCCAGCTCACACATGGCCTTGTAGGAGGGCAGGCGGTTGGTGGGGGTGCCAGGCTGGGCCTCATCGTCCTTGTCCCCAAAGCGGTGGAGGCGGACCATATCAAAGGCATTGACCAGGCGGTTGCTGCACGGGTCGGTGGCGTGGTGGGAATAGAGGAATTTGCCGTTGTCATAGATGACAGCGCCGCCGGTGGTGGAGCCGCCCAGGTAGGTGTAACGGCCCGGCATGTTGTCCACCGGCTCATAGATGCCGGGGATGAGCTCATCCATGGCCCGGTAGATGTCATAGGTGCGGCAGAAAGCGCCCACCACGCCGGTCTTGCCCTCCGGGTCACCCTGCTTGACGGCCAGCTTGGGCAGGCTCAGAGCACCCGGCACCTGGGGCCAGGCGGTGCAGTCGGTCCAGTCATCGTATTTGGCCAGCAGGCCGTTGGCAGAGAGCAGGGGCTTGTCTTTCCACACATAGATGTATTGGCTGTCAGCGCAGCAGGACGGCCAATACATGAGGCGGGACACCTCAAAGGTTGTGGGGTCCATGAGCTCCAGGCCTATGTACTCCGCCATTTTGCGGGCACAGGGCTCATACTCATCCGCCGTCATGGTCCTGTCCGTGGGGAGCAGAACACGCAGGCGGGGAGCCGCTGGGCTGTGCTTACGGGTGGAATAGATGCAATAGCCGCAGCCCAGGGCCTCCACCCGGCGCAGGACATCCTCCGTGCCCCCGGAGGGGATGTTGTCCAGGTCCAGGGTGATGACATCACGCCCGGTCACATTGTTGGCTTTGCGCCGGGGCCCGGACAGTGTGCCAGCCATAAAGCCGCCCACATCCTTGAGGTCATCCTGCTGGGCCTTTTTCATATTCAGATATGCCGCCAGGGTTTCCGTGCCTCTGGCAGGGGCCTGGAGCCGGGCCCACAGCTCTGAGATGAGCATGGTCTGGGCCTGCCAGGTCATAGCCCGCCGGTTGCTCCCGGCGGAGATCGTTATTTTGCGGTCATATTGCATGGGGCGGCACCTCTTACTCTGGTTTTTCTTGTTCCGGGGTCAATCGGTCCAGCCAGCGCTGGAGCTTTTCCGCCTCCACGGCGGTGGTGTTATCTCCGCCCATGGCGACATCCAGGACCTTGAGGCACAGGCGGACATCTCCCAGCTCCTCATGCAGATGCTCCGCCGCTTGGGCGTGTGTCATCGGCGTGGGATTTTCTCCCCGGAGCTTTCTGGCCATTTTGAGCGCCGCCTGGGTCAGTTCGGCCAGCTCCTCGGCGCATTGCTCCAGCACAGCGGGCAGGCCGATGGCCTCAATGACCTGGCACAGCCCCGCATTGTCAGCCGTTTTCATCTAAAACACCTCCCGGTCTTTTTGTCCTTAATTTCAATGCGGGCCAGCAGCTCAAAGCCGCTTTCCGCTATGATAAACTTGAGCACCTTGATGAGAAAATTGACCTTTCCCTCCAGGGCGGCGTCCTCCTGCATGATAGGCCGCAGGGCGTTGTATGCGGTGGGGTCAGGGTAGCCCTCACCGTTTTCCCAGGGTTTAGGGGTCATCTCGCAACACCTCCTCTTGCCATTTTTCAACGTCAATGCCTTTTTCCTTGAGCTTGTAGCGCTCCGGGTAGAGGTCATCCATTTGGTAATACTCCCTCATCCGGCGGTGTTCCCTGGCCATTGCCAGGTAGAAGTCATGGAGCCGCTTTTCCCTCCAGCCATAGCACTGGTACAGGGTCCAGAGCACCATGGTGTCCAGGTCAAGGGAAAAACGGGCATCCGCCTCAAGGCATTGTTGGTTTATTTCGTGCATCATGGCGCTCTCCATGGCCGGGGTCATAATGCCCCGGCCCAGGTCGGAGAGCTTGATGTTGATGCTGGGGTCCTTGGGCACCTGGACGCCCTGCTTTTGCAGCTTGCGCCGCTCCCGCCTATTCATGGCGGGCCTCACGGCGGCACTGGAGGAAATGCTCAGTGGGCTCCCAATCCTCCATAACAAAGACAGTTTCCTCCGGCCCCAGGCCGTGGAGGTCACACACAAAGTCACCCTCACCCAGATACATGCAATGGTCACACAGGTTGGGGTCACAGGTCTTGGGCACCGGACGGCGGTGTTTTTTCTTTTTAGACACAGGGGGCCTCCTTTTCAGTCGAAGTATTTGCAGACGGGCCCTCCAGAGTTTTTGCTCTTTAGGCGTCATATTTCTCCAGGTTTTTTGTGGGAAAAAATGTCTTGCGTCCGCAAGAAAAACATACTCGTTATCCATAACAATCACATCGTTTTAGTTGCAATCTCACCGGCACACGCCGCATAGCCAGCCAGGTCCACAAAGCTGTCCGCTTTGTCCCCGGTAGCAATCCGGGCCACCTTGAGCAGCCCCATCATGGCAGCTACATCCTTGGCGGTGATGTGGTTGATAGTCATGACCTTGGCCAGCTCCGGGTGAGCCGCCCGCAGGTAGACACCCCACAGCAGGCCGATGGTTTCAAAGTTGTTTTCCGGTGTGCCATAGTCCTGCTCACGCTCTCCGCAGACGCAGACCCGGGCAGCCTCCAGGATTTCAGCTCTTTTCATGGGGCACCTCCAGATCATCAAATACAACGGGGATGAGCTCCTGCATCCGGTGGAGCAGCGGGATGGCCACCTCTCTCATCTGGGGATGAGCCGCCGGAGCCGTGCGGAGCTTGAAGAAATGCCGCCATTCCCGCAGGTTGGCAGTCATCACCACCTCCGTCTTGAGGCTGTTGGGCAGCACAGAGCGGGCCTCTTGAGGAGAACAGCCCCACTCCAGCAGGGAGAAATAGGACCGCTCAGCCGTTTCACAGGCCCCTCTCCAGCAGGCAAAGGCCTTGGTGCCCTCCACCAGAAACGCCGGTCGGATGACGGTGATTTCACCGCCAAAGCCCTCTTTGGAGTAATTGCAGTAGCGGGTGCTTTCCTGGCAGTAGGACGCCAGGCGGTGCCGGACCAGTTCATGGGAAACACCCCGGTCACAGATAAACTTGATGGTGATGTTGAAGTGTTCCAGCACGGCCTCATGGCCCCTCTTGATGATGCCAGCCACAAAGGCGGCGGCGCTGGTGTCGATGATTTTGTCCTCGGACTTATAGCACACCCGGCCACACAGCTCAATGTGTTTGAGGATGGCCTGGCCGTCCAGCGGGGTGAGAATTTCAAAGCTGGGAGAGATGATTTTCATGCGCTTAACTCCTCTCTGATTAAGTGGGGGCAGTTGGCCTGGACCAGCACCTTGGCCATGATGGGGACCACACTGTTGCCAATGCGGGCCACCTGTTCCTTGATGGGGTAGGGCTTGCCCTCGCAGTCATGGGTGATGATGTAATCCGCCGGAAAGCCCTGCATGAGCTTGAGCTCCGGCTCCGCTTTCAGCATCCGCAGGAAAATGTCCTTTAGGATGTATTGCTCCCCATCCAGCTCCGCCACCACGTTCACCAGGCCAAAGCGGTCCTTTGTAGTGATAGTGGCCAGGGGCTCCTCAAGGGCCTGCCCTCCGCCGGTGCCGTAGTATTTGATGAGAAAAGCGGACACCAGCCCGAAGTGGCCGGGGGAGGTGGTGATGGTGTGCAGAGGCTCCCGGCAACTCTGTCCGATGCCGGTTTTGTAAAACTTGGTGACAAAGGCGGTCACCAGGCCATAGCGGTTGCTGGTGTCAATGGTCTTGATGGGCTCGGTCAAAAGCTGGCCTCTGGCATCCCCGGCTTTGGTTTCACCGTGGTACTGGATGAGGAAAGACACGGCCTCTTTGTTGTTCACAATGTAGGGGGTCGGATTTTCCACCACATACTTGCGGTAACCGTTGGCAATTCGCCGCAGGGTGGCATCCGCCAGGGGCTTTGGCCGGTCAAAGATGGACCGGCCCAAATCGGACCAGTCTATAAAGTCACCGCATGGGACCCATTTCTCTGTGCCAGGGCGGCCCCCTTTGCTGTGCGTTGGGGCTGGCCAGATGATGGGCCGCTTGTCCTGCCTAAAAATGGCATATCACCGTTTTCTTGTGGTGGGGGCTCCATAGTCGGCAGCCACCAGTTCACGGCTGTCAAAGGTATATCCCAGGGCACACATGGCGGAGATGAATTTGTTGTAATCCTCTCCGGCTCTTTCTTTGATTGGCCTGCCGGTAGCATCCAGAGGACCCCATTGCTGGATTTCCTCCACATTCTCCATGATGATGACCTCCGGCAAAATGGCCTTTGCGTGCTTGTAGACTGCCCAGGGCAAGATGCGGAGCCCCTGGTGGCGGGGCTGGCCGCCTTTGGCCTTGGAGTGGCTGGTGCAGTCCGGGGAGGCCCACATCAAGTCAACGGGCCTGCCTGCCACATATTTGGGCAGGTCAACGGTGAAAATGTCCTCCGTGAGATGCAGAGTGTGTGGATGGTTGACCCGGTGGATGCGGATGGCCTCCGGGTCATGGTTGATGGCAATGTCAATGGGACGGTTGAGGGCCAGCTCAATGCCTTTGCTGGCCCCTCCGCCACCTGCAAAACAGTCAATGAGCAGTCCGTTCATGCGGGTGTTTCTCCTTTGTGTTTTTTTTCCGCCGGAAAAAATGGCGGTCAATCGGGCCGGAAACCATGCCGGGCAAGGTAGCGCTCCGCCTGCTGTTCCTGGGTGAAATGGCGGCTTTTGCGGCGCTCCCGGTCCCGTCCGTAGACAACGGTGGAGCCGATGCCCTGCACCAGCCAGTAGTCCTTGTTGTTCTTGCGGACCAGGTTGTAATAGACGGCCTCGCCTTTATCGTTTACCATGTGCATGGTCCGTGCCTCCTTTGATTTAATCCTTTGTGAAGTAGTAGCCCACCCACCCGGCGGCTTTGAGGGGCAGGTCCGGGGCCCAGGGCACCGGCTCCCCCATGATGGAGCAGACGGTGGAGAGCATGGCGTCCTCCGTGTCCCAGGGGGCCACATCAATGACCACCTCATCATGCACATGGAACACCACGGGGAGCCCGGCGGCCTCCAGCCGGTCAATGGAGAGGGCCAGGCAGTCACGGGCAATGGCCTGCACGCAGTTCTCCACCAGCTTGCCGCCGTAGGTTTCGATGCGTTTCCAGCGCTTTGTTTTCTGGTCCATGCCCATGTAGGAGATGGAGGGCCGCCCCCATTCGTTCTGGCCGATGCCGGGGCTGATATAGTAGAGCTTGCGCCCGGAGGGGAGCCGGATGGTGAGGCAGTCGGTGCCGTTGTCATAGTCGTACTCACGGGCCAGCAGCAGGCCGTTGACGCCGGTACTGCCGCCCTCGGTGATGACCTGGACGGCGGCATTGTCCATGGAATACCACAGGTCACGGATGCGCTTGTTGGCCTCCCGCCAGCGGCTCACGATGTCCGGGAGCTCCTCCTCGGTGAGGCCCATGTCCAAGGCTCCCATGGTGATGAGGGCCCCGGTGCTGCCCTGGTAGCCCAGGGCCAGCTCTGCCACCTTGCCCTTTTGGCGGAGGGCGTACTCCGGGCGTCCTTTCTTGATGAGCTCCAGGGGGACGCCGAACATTTGAGAGGCGGATGCCTCATAGATTTTGCCGTGGGTGCGGAACACCTCCAGCCGCCATTGCTCCTTGGCCAGCCATGAGATGACACGGGCCTCAATGGCGGAAAAGTCGGCGTCAATCAGCACATGCCCCTCCGGGGCCACAAAGGCCGTGCGGATGAGCTGGCTGAGGGTGTCTGGCACGCTCCCATAGATGAGCCGGAGGGCATCCAGCTTGCGGCCCTTGACCAGCTCACGGGCCAGGTCCAGCGGCTCCGTGTAGGTCCGGGGCAGGTTTTGCACCTGCACCAGCCTCCCGGCCCACCGCCCGGTCCTGTTCGCCCCGTAGAATTGGAGCAGGCCCCGGACCCGTCCGTCCTCGCAGACGGCGGCCTCAATGGCGTCATACTTCTTGGTGGAGGTCTTGCCCAGCTCTTGCCGGATTTCCAGCATCCGGCTCACCTGGGGGCTGTTATCGTCACGGCCCAGCAGGCGGGCCACCGTGTCCTTTCTCAGATCGGCCAGCTCCTCACCAATCTCCTCCTGGAGCCAGGTGGTGAGCTGGGCCACGCTGTTGGGGTTAGACAGGCCGGAGAGCTGCATGGCCTCCGCCATGAGGGTCTGGCGCACAGTGTCCCCCAGAGAGAGGGCCCCGGTGACCAGCTCCAGGTCCACGGCCACGCCCCTGGCGTTGATGATGAGGTCCGTTTCCCATTGCTTTTGCACCCAATCCGGGACGGGGAAAGCGGACAGCCGCTTTTCAATCTCCATCTCGGTGACCACATCCTGCTTGCAGTATTCTTTGAAAAGCTCCCATTTGGCGGGGTCATGCTGGGGCAGGTTGCGGCTCCGCTGGCCGTTGGCCTTGGAGGGCTTGCAGGGGACGCAGAAATAACGGATGAGGGCCTTGCCGGTGTTGAGCTTTTGCTTGTCCTGGGGGAGCCCCAGGGCCTTGCCGGTGGCGTCCAGGCCCGCCGTGTAGCCACAGTAGAGGCCATGGAACATGGTGCAGCGCCATTGGTCCGGCGGCAGGGTGCCCATGTACTTGGACAGACAGCCCCACTCAAAGGGGGCATTGTAGGCGTGCTTAATGTATTCCGGGCTGGAGATGGCCTGGACCAGCCACGGGGGGAGCCGCTCCCCCCGTGCCAGGTCGATGATTTGAACAGGCGCACCATCCACGCTGAACGCAAAGAGCAGGATTTCAAAGTCCGGGCTCTGGATGTACTTCTGGGCACCGGCCTTTGCCAGCGGCACGCTGGAGTAGGTTTCAAGGTCAATGCTGAGATGGTGCATGTGTGGGCCTCCTTACATAGGCTGGCCAGTGATGGGGTTGATGCCGTTGTTGCCGTTCCAGGGCGGGGTGTTGGCGGGAGTGGGGGCGGCACCATAGCCGGGGGCCGCCGGAGTTACGCCATAAGCGCCGGGGGTGGCGGGAGCGGCGGGAGCGCCGCCAATCCCGGCAAAGTCGGAGGCGGCGGAGGCCTGGCCGCTCAGGGGCTCCCCGTCACGGGTCTTGAGGACATTGCCCAGACCGCAGCCGATGCCCTTATTGCCGCTGTTGGAATAGCCGAAAAAGCGGATGGTGACCCGGCCATACATCCCGCTGTAAATGTCAGAGGGGGCCAGCTCACAGTTGATGTTGTCGATGCCCACCACCTGGGGCTTGTTCTTGGTGGAGGCGGTCAGCACCCAATGGCCCTTGCACTCATCGCCAAAGGGGACGCCGGAGGGCCGGACACCATCACCGTCATGGATGGGCACCTTGAGCACCGGGGGTCGGGCACCGTTCCACACCTTGGTCAAGGCCTCCTGGGCGGCGGCCTGGATGGCGGCGTCAATGTCCGCCTTGGTGCTCACATCCGTCTTGGGGATGAGGATGGTGACGGAAAACTTGGGCTCACCGCCCTGCTTGGCGGCTCTGGGGGTGGTCAGATTGCAGTAGGACAGGCGGACCTCGCCGGTCAGCACTTTCATGGGGTCGTTCTGATACATAGTCTTTGTTCTCCTTTTTGATAGATTGCCTTGCGTGTTGCGTATCAAAGGGCGGTGTCCGCCCATATCGCCTTGATTTTCACCCAGCGCTCATGCCGGGCTTTGGCGGCCTTGACCTTGCGGGTCAGCCGGTTGTTGTTTTTGAGGGTTTCCACCACGGCGGGGTGGCGGCTCTTGGGGTTGCTCACCTTGCGCCAGCCGTCTGTAAACTCCCTGGAGGCCAGTTTCCAGGCGTCCTCACTCTCCTGGATGGCTTGCTCCAGGTGGGCGGTCAGCCGGTCAATGGCCTGCCGGTTGTCGAAGTCCCAGCGGTGCATCAGCTTGAACAGCTTGCGGGTGTTGGAGATGGTCATGTCACAGAGCCGGTCCAGGTAGATGTCCGCCAGGAAAGTGTCCGCCTGGATGTGGACCAGGGTGTCTGGGTCGGTGAACATGGGGCAGCTCTCACAGCGGTCCCGATCTGGCAGGGCGGAAATGTAGCTCCTGGGCTCCGCCACCTTGTACTGCACGGACCGTGTGCAGCACGGGGACACGGGGAAAACCGGGTCATGGTCTTTGCAGTCCAGCGGGACAAACGGGCGGAGGCCGGGCCGGGCGTGGGCACAGGTGTTGTATTTAAGCATCTGCACCCACCCCGGCGAAGTCCGTAGCGGCGGGGCTGTATGCCTCCCGTTTGTCGGAGGCAGGGGCAAGGGTGGGCTTGCCGGGCGGCTTGTAGACAAAGCTGCCAATCTTCTCCTTAAAGTCAGCCTTGCCCATCAGCTCCTCCAGTTGGGTGAGGGTCTTGGGCTTGCGCTCATAAACCATAGCCTCATCATAACCGGCGGCAATGACCGCCTTGATGGCCTCCTCCTGGTCAGTAAAGGTCCGATTGCTCCGGCCCTCCACCAGTTTCCATCCGGGGATGGCTTTTCCCTGTTTCAGGGCCTCGGTGGCATAGTTCTCAAGGTCCGTGTACCATTGGACCAGAAACTTGCCCCGATACAGGAGGGCACCGATTTCCTCATCAGAGAGGAGCGGGTGGATTTCCTCCCCGGTGAGCGCCCCGGTGTGGGAGTGCTCCTGGGGGACCAGGGCATCCGCCGGAATACTCCCGGCGGGCACACAGTCCTTGAAGTCCTCCAGGGCGGTGTTGATGTTGGCACGGGCCCGGCATTGGGCCTTGCCACGGCAAAAGCGGCAATGGTCGCCGGGGA